GCTCAAAACAATCGAGCCGGCCGCGGCCGCGGCCGCGACCGCCTATATCGCGATGGGGCAATCCCTGACGACGATCGCGACCGCGGGGAACCTCTCGACGATTCAGATCAACGCACTCGATAAAGCCTACAAGGAACAGCTCGCGACGCTCGCCGCCCTCGAACCCAAGACGCAATCCCTCGATTCGTGGATGCGCACCGTCGGCCAACAGTTCGCGGTCGCGGCGGAGAACGGCGATCAATTCAAGACCATGTTGGAACTGACCGGCGGGACGGTCGACGCGATCGTGCCGAAGATCGAAAAGCTCGACACGGTGTTCCGCAGCGTGACGGAGGCGGCGAAAGTCGCACCGGGGATGGATCAGAAATCGCCGGGCAACGCGGCCGTCCCCATCAACACGGGCAATATCACTTATGGCCTCGGGGGGTTCGAGGCGGTGTTCGCCGAATATCAGCGCAAGAATCCCAGCGGGGGCATGCTCGGCGGGCAGATTGGCGGCGGGCCGCCGAAGGACTTTCTGACGTGGGCGCTGTCGATGGGCCTCGCACAACGCGGGCCGACCGTGACGAACACGTTTAATATCGTCGACACGGAAAGCGGGATCGCGCGGCGCGTCGGCGACACGATCACCAGTCAGATTCAGAAGGGCTCGTTGGTCAACTGATGCCGTATCAGCCAGCCGTCCTCGGCCCGAATACCCGGCTGAACAACTTTCGCCTGAACTATCTGACGGCGGATCAGGCGCACGACCGGCTCACGCACATCAAGATTATTCTCGGCGGGATCGACCTCACGGCCCCCGGCGCTGGGATGCGGGTGATCTACAAGTCGCTGACGATTCGCGATCTGTTGTTCGACGCGCCGAACACGTGCGCCTTCACGATCTACGGCGCGGCCCCAACGGTCGGGCAACCGATCGACGTGTGGATCAACAGCAACACGCCGCAGCTCCTCTTCAACGGCGAGCTCCAGACGGTCGAGCGCACCTACAAAGGGCGGCCGACCACGGTGCTCCATCCGGTGACGGCGATCGACGATACGGCGCGGGCGAATCGGCGCCGCCCGTTGCGGCCGTATGTGAACATCTCGGCGACGACGATCGCGCAAGACTTAATCGCGACGTATGCCCCGGGATTCTCCAGTGCCGGCGTGGAAGCGAATCTGCCCGCCGTCACGATCAATTTCGATGGCTCGGAAGGCGGCATGAAGGGCTGCCTGACGGCGCTTGCGAAGCTGATCGGCGGCTACTGGTATTTCGAGAACAAGACGCTGTATCTGTTCCTCACGCCGCCGGGCACGCCGCCCGATCCGATTGACGACACGCCGGGGCGGTTCCTCCACGATCCTGCGATCACCTGGGCGATCGACAAGTCACAGGTGCGGACGCGCGTGTATGGGAAGGGCGCGAGCTCGCGGATCGTGGCGTCGATCGCGGCGGCGACGGATCTCGTCCCGGTCGAAAACGGCGAAATGTTCAACCCGGCCGGCGGGCAGGCCATTGCGGGCCTCACGCCTGACGGGGCGGCGTCGCGCGTGCTGACGTATACGGGCGTGCAGCTCGGCGGCGGCGGCGGCCTCGTGGGCCCGGGGGCGGCACCGAGTGCGGCGCCGGGGCTGACGCTGGCCGATGGCACGGGGATCGAGTCGGGCGTCCACGGGTATGCCGTGACGTTTGTCACCGCCGCGGGCCAATCGTTGCCTGGGCCGATCGCGTCGATCACGGTGGGGCCGATCGCGCCGGCGACGACAGGGCCCATTCCCAGTCTACCCACGGGCGGCGGGGCGATTGACAACGGCACGTATCAGTATGCGCACACGTTCGTCACGGGGGCTGGCGAGACGAACATCGCCACGGCTGGGCCGCCGGTGACGACGCCGGGCCTGAGCGGCGTGATGGCGCCGCCCGCGACCGCGCCGACCGTGGCGGCGAGTCCGAACACGGTGCATTACTCGACGCAGTGGGCGATTGGGGATCACGTGCGCGTCGCGATCGTCTACGTGAATGCGAACGGCACGACGACGGCGGGGGCGACATCCAATAGCGTCACGATTGTGCCCGCCGATGCCGTGTTATTCCCGACGCTCGCGTGCGCGATCGATGTGACGGCGATTCCCGTGTCGGCGGATCCGTCGATCACGGGCAAACGGATTTATAGCGAAGTGAATGGCGTGTGGCGGGGCTATCGCGTCATCACGAATGCGACCACGATCGATGACGACATGACGGGCTGGACGACGGTCGGCACGCCGCCGGCCACGAATACAGCCACGGTGACCAATGCACGCACGGTGGCACTCACGGGGATCAGCACGGGCCCCGCGAACGTCACGGCGCGCAAACTCTACCGCTGGCGTAGTGATCTCGGGTGGCGGCTCGTCGACACGATCGCGAATAACACCGCGACGACCTACACGGACACGAAAGCGAATGCTGCGCTCGGGGGGACGGGGCCTGCGACGAATACCGCGGCGGCGAATCGCGTGACCGTCACGATCCCGATCGGCGGATCGACGGTGATCGATCGCTATGTGTATCGCACCGCCGCCGGGGGATCCGCCCTCAAGCTCGCGACGGGTTTTGGCAATAACACCACGACGATCTGGACCGATCCCTTTCCTGATGCGAATCTCGGGCAAGCCGCGCCCGTCACGGATACGTCGGGGCTCGTGCAACCCAGCGGGCAAGTGCCGGCGGGATCGACGAGTCTGATCCTCGCGAACCCGGCGCCGTTCGCCGCGGGCGGCGGCTGGGCGATCATCGGCAATGGCGATCAGGTGATCCGCTACACGGGGAAAAGCGCGTCGGCGCTGACGGGGATTCCCGCGACGGGGCCGGGCGCGATCGTCGCCAGTATTTCCTACAACTCGACGGTGACGGCGGCGCCGGCGCTGGTCGGCGTGACCGGGATTCTCGAGGCGATCATCCGGAACGCGCCGATCCATGTCTGGGTGCAACGCGACGACCTCGCCGCGCAAGCCTACATGGCCGCGCTCGATGGGCACGGCGACGGCGTGTATGAACACATTTGGAGCGACGAACGGCGCGCGGAAGCCAGCTTGCGCCAGGTGTGCGACGCCCAGTTGAAGCTGTATAGCCGGCCGCTCGTCACGGTCACCTATGCATCGCGCGATCTGAAAACGAAAAGCGGGAAGACCGTGGCGATCGCGCTGACGACCCCCGCGATCAATGAGTCGCTGACGATCCAAGAAGTCACGATTAGTGAACTCGGGATTACCGGGCTCATGCCGAAGTTCACCGTGACGGCGAGCACGGCGCGGCAGTCGTTCGAGAGTATTTTGCAGATGCTGATCCGAAAGGCGGATGCCTGATGGCGATTGATCGTGGCCCGTGGAATGCCCTGGTCGACGACGACGGATCGAACCTCGTCGGCACCGTCTGGAATAAAGCCGCGATCAAAACCGTGATTCTTGATCCGGTGGACGCCGCCTTCGGGATCTGGGCGGACGTGCCCTTCAGTGCGGCGAACTTTGCGGGGCTGGCGCCGATGGTCTGGACCGTTGGCGCGCCCGCGGTCTTAGTCAATCGGTATGCGCTGGTCGGGCACATCCTCTACTGGTCGTTCTATCTCTCGTGGTTTTCGGGGAGCAATGTGCTCAGCGGATCGCCCTCGGCACAACTGAAGATGACGATCCCGGCCGCCCGCACGGCGTATGGGACGCAGCGCCAAATGATCGACACGGCGGCGGGCGTCGCGGGCGTTGCGGCAGCGGCCGGCCTCATGGGCGAGTTCAGCGGAACGACGTTGACGATCTCGAAAAGCGCGGGCGGCAATTTTGCCCTCTCCGACGTGCCCGGGATGATCACCACGGTCATGTGCGAGGTGACCTAACATGGCCCAACCGTATCCGCCGCAAGGTAATCAGCAACCGCACACCGAACGGCCGCTGAAGATTTACGCGGAGCAATATGTGGCGAACGCGCCGATCCCGATCGGGGTGTTGACGACGGCCCCCACGGGCGAACCCATGAACCCGTATGTGCTCGTGGGCGGGGTGTTCTATTACGTCGTCGAGACGAACTGGGTGATCAGCAACCGCTATACCGGCGCCGTGCGGGAAGTCATCTCGGCGGAGGAATTCGCGGAACGCTTCGGGCCGTCAACCGAACTCTAGGGAGGCGACATGATCTCGATCCTCTTCGCCGTCGTCATCGTCGGCGTGATCATCTATCTGGTCGAGAGCATGATCCCACTGCCGGCGCCGATCAAGGTCGTCGTGCGCGTCGTCGGGGTGCTGGTGATCGTGATCTTGTTGCTGCGGCTGATCGGCGTGACGTTGCCGTAACTACTTCACCGGTCGGGGGTGCCACGCTTCGACGCGATAGGTGATGCCCGCGTGGCCGTAGTCGGGACGTGCCCGGGCGCACTGTTCGGCGGCTTCTGCTGTTGACCAATCCGCCATAACACGTTCGGAATATTTGCCCGGGCGGATCTCTTCACAGCGAATCACGAGATAGCGCGTGGGGCGTGTCACTGGTCGATTGTCGCCGACGTGCGGCCCGCTGTCGTTGCGTTGCAGCAACCAGCCACGTGTAGAGGCGCACCAGATCACGCTCGTCTTCCACCACGCCTTCGTCGATGGCCGCCAGGATCAGCTCGAGCAGAAGTGCCTCGCGCATACCCAATTTTAGGCCAATATAGGGCGTTCTGCGTGACACGACTGCGTGACAAAACGGCTAAAGCCTGTATCAAGTAAGACTTCTGGTTGACGCTCCCGGCTTCCTAAACCGGGGGTCGCAGGTTCGAGACCTGCCGGGCGCACCATTAGAATCAATCACTTACAGCCATTCACTCCCCTCGGCGCAGACACACCGGTTAATTTAAAATAGGTCAAAATAGGCCTATTTCTGTATGATGCAGTGTGTCTGCGTGACACTCTGCGTGACACTCCGTGTGATCACGTCTATGGGAAGGAGGGGCGATGGCCAAAGCCCCGAAACGGAAACGGCAGCGCGTAACGACCACCCGAAAAAAACAACACTATATGGTGCGGAATATCGACGGGGTTCTCTGGAAGGCGGCAAAAAAAAAGGCGGCCGAGGAGGGGCGCAATATGCGCTGGGTGATCATCAACCTCCTCTGGCTCTATGCGAATCACGAGATCGACTTGTCGAAATAGTGTTACTCCGCAATCAACCGTAGCTTCCCGCGACCGCGCTTCAATGGCGGCGCTGCCGGTGGCGTCACGGCCAGCCCCTGATTCGCCTGGGCCATCTTCGCAATCGCACTCGCCACGCGCTCGGAGATGGCGCCGCCGGTATAAATCTGGGTCGTGGCGAGATCCGCGTGTTGCAGCATTTCCGCCACAGCGCCGAGATCCCCCGTGCGTCGATATGCTTCCGTCGCGAAGCTGTGCCGGAGATCATAAGGTCGGCAGTTTGGCGGAATCGCATCACGAAACGTATCGACGATCGTGCGATCGTTCGTCTCGACGGCCTCACGCTCGAGCTCGGCGATCACGCGACGGAGCGCGCCCGCCCAGGACTTCTTCGCTGACGAGCGCGACCAGGCGCGGCCCCACAATCCGACCGACGCAAACGCCTTGAACGCGTCCACGGCCTGCGGGAGGAGCTGGACCCAGACGCCCGGTGTGCCGGTGCCTTTCCGGCGGGGCTGCAGATACATGCGCCCGTGATCGAGATCCACATCACGCGGCCGCATGCGCTCGAGCTGGGCGGGCGGAATCCCTGTCCACGCCATGATCGAGAGACGGATCTTCGTTTCACTATAGGCCGGGCGGGTGCCATGCCGAACCGCACGCCCGCGATCGGGAATCGCCGCGAGAATCTGCACGACAAACGGTATCGGGATAAAACGGTGTTCACGCCGTGGCGGGCGTAAGTAGGTGATCTTGTCCGTCGGGTTGGGCGCATCGACGCCATCGAGGCTGTGATAGAGCGCGCGCAACGCGCGGAAACGGTGATTCACGGTCACGATCTTCGCGCCCGCCTCGAGCCAGCGCGATCGTTGCGCGAGAATCGCCTCGCGCGTGATGTCGCGGCGATCGATGGCGCCGAGGGGGCACGCGATCCAATGCTGCAAGAGAAAGGCGAAATCCTCACGCCGCCGACCCGCCGGTAATACTTGCAAAAAGGCCGGCACATCGGCTGCCAGCGATCCCGCATGGGGCGCCCGGGGTAGCTGATTAATCGTATCGAGCAGCGCGGCTTTCGTGCGCAGGCGCCAGGCGCGAATTGCGGCGATCGACGCATCGAGCGGAAACTTCTCCCGCTGTGGCGCCACGCCGTAGCGCTCCCCATCGCGCACGACACCCACGAGATTGAACTGTTCGCGATAAATGCCTTCTTCGATCGTGATACGTCGTTTGCGTTTCATAAATCCTTCACAGTTTCCACGGTGCGCGTAAACACTCGCCCCTCGTGCGCTGTATAACCTATTTTAACCTGAAATTGAGTGAAATATTTGACGGAAAGAAAGGAGGAAGGTAGAATCAGTCCTAGCGTGGTGATCATCTCGCCGCCACTCCCAGCGTGGCTGGTGATTATCACGTGATTATCAACCGCTCGACCGTGCGCGAAGGGGATTTGACCTATGAGCCGTCGCGACCTCACGTCTACCGCCGTCGTCGTCGAAGATGACCCCGCCCGCCCTGATGTCCACGGCGTCGACGTCCTATTGACGATCGACGAAGTGGCCGCCATCTATCGCCTGAGTCCGACCACTGTCCGCACACGCCTGCAGCGGGGGACCTTCCGCCCGCTGCCCTGGGATAAATACCCGTATCGCTGGACGAAAGCCGACATCGAGAACGATCTCCGGATGCGCCGGGTCGAACAGCGCTATTCGGGGCACGGCTACGCCGCGACGAAGCCCGCGCGGGTGACGCGGCCTACACGCCCGCGTCGCATCAAAACAGCGGTCAACGAATAAACAGAGAACTGCATGGGCCGCCGCTTCGTCGACATGCGGACGATCCAGCGGCGCATGCAGTTCACGGACGATCGGATCAACCGGGCGTTACGGAAGGGGGCAGACATGGATCGACTCGCACTGTCACAGCCGGCACCGACGCTGCCCTCACCCGACGTGATCGCGAAGGTGCTGCTCGGTGGCGATCTTGCCCAGCTCACGCCCCAGCAGCAGATCAGCTATTACCGGGCGGTGTGCGATTCGCTCGGCCTCAACCCGCTCACGAAGCCGTTCGAATTCTTGCGCCTGTCGGGCCGCCTGGTGCTCTATGCCTTGCGCAACGCGACGGATCAGCTCCGGCACCGCTACAACATCAGCGTGCAGATTGTCGCGCGGGAACTGCTCGAGGACTGCTATGTGGTGACGGCCCGGGCGACCTTCCCCGATGGCCGGCACGACGAGAGTATCGGGGCCGTCCCGATCGCCGGCCTCAAGGGCGAGTCGCGCAGCAACGCGATGATGAAGTGTGAAACGAAAGCGAAGCGGCGCGTGACGCTCTCGCTCGTCGGCCTGTCGACACTGGACGAATCCGAAGTCGAATCCATCCCGGGCGCCCAGCCCGTGCCGGTGGACCTCGGGCGGGAGTGCTCGCCCCCCCCCTTGAATAAAAGCCTGACGCCTTCGCCGGGGCCGGCTGCGCAACCCGCAGCGATCGCCGATCCGGTGCCTGAGGGGGCCGCCGTGGCCCCGGCGAATCTCAACGACCCGATCCCTGAGAGCTGGAAACCGTTCACGTTGCCGCCGGTGGACGCCGGCCGCGCGCGCGGCCGTGTCGTCAGCGTCGAGCACGGCGTGCCCACGAAGAACAAACACGGCAAGGTCTACATCAAGACCAGCGTCACGCTGGACTCGGGCGAGGTGCTGACCACCCTCGATCGGGATCTCGCCGCGAAGTGCAGCCTCTACCAAGTCAATCAATGGCTCGGTGACTTCACCGTGAAAGACACGCGCTGGGGAAAAGACATCCTGATATTGCAGCAAGTGCCTGAGAACAGCGATGAAGCGTTTTGAGTGCGAGGAACGCGCGGTGAAGCCGGCGGACTTCGACGGTTTCCTCTGGGAACTTGGGCTGCTCGCCGATACAGCGGGCGCCTGGGCGTTGATTGGGGTGTTTATGTCGATGCCGACAGAAGTGTGCCGGTATCTCCTCACGCTCCCCGGGATGTGGGAAGGCTTGATCGCGCGTGGGCGCTATGCGGATCGGATCCGCTATGAGCTCGGCGTGCGTGTGGGGCGGCGCGCGTGAGTCTCCAACTCGCCTACGACTGGAGCCTCACCCAGGGTGAACTGCACGCGATTCGCACCGCCGTGTTCTCGGTGTTCTTGAAAGCGTCAAAACTCTACGACCGGATCGCGCCCCACTATGTGGAGTTTGGGTTTACCACTCCAGGCCCAGGCGTGATCGCGCGGGATCTCTCAGAAAAGATCGAAATCGCGATCACGCAACACTGCCCCTCATTCCAGAAATCAGGCACGCATCACGATCTGAAACGTGCGGGCCACATGTGGGAAGTGAAGATCTGTCAGCACGGATTGACGATCAATCAATCGGCCACGATTCGTGGCGAGCATTACATCGTCGTCAATTACCACCGGGCCACGATCGATCCCAGGCGCATCTGGATTTTATGGAACGCTGACGATGGCTGGTTTTCATCACGGAAGGCGAACACGAACGCACGACGGCTCATCCTCGGACGGGCCGATCCAGCAATACAAATTCTCTATGACGTGCAAGATTAAGGTTCCGTGCTTCCTGCCGAAAAGCCGGATGTAGTAACGAACCTGGGATAAAAACGCACCGAGCAGGGCTGGGACCCGGACATCTTCCCCTCGGTCCTCTGATTGTCGTGTAAGTCAGAGCTTATGGTTTTCTCTCCATCACCCTAAAAAAAAAGGGCTGATCAGAGAAAAAGATGTCCGGGTGTATCTGAGCGCAGATTTTATGAATAAACCAGAACCGCCCCGCTGCCCACGGTGCGGCAGTTACCAGTGGATTTACAAGGGCGATCGGCAAGTGTGCCGCGATTGTGGAAGGGAATAAATTGGAAGCCTCGGTGCGTCAACTCGGCGTGATCTGGTTCTTTGCGGT